ACTGGTGCATAGGTCACGCTAGTGCTTGCGACAACTGTTTCACTGAAACCGCAAGCTTTTAGCAAAGAACCATAACGAGGTGCAGTTCCTGCAGTGCCAGAACCTGAATACTCAACCTCAAATGTTACTTGCACCCTTGTATTGGCAACAAGCTGCGGCGATGAGCCTAAATAAGTCCGCACCAAATCGCGGCTTAATACTTCAGATTCAACAGGTGAAATTTCAAGATTGCGTACTTGGCACGCATCAGCTCCAACTGGAAGTGAGTCAGTACCATAAGTAGATTCAATCTTGACTAGAACTGTCCTTTTCCGGTAAAGCTTTGCCATTTTGAGGTGTTTCCAAAGAGGTGGTTTCTTCTAGTAGTCTAATGCTACCTGTCTTAGGGTCAAAAAGATATGTTCCTCCAACCCCAGGATTGGGAACAGGTTTTAGCGGTTCAGTTTTCTCAGTCATTTTAACTCCCGGAGGTAAGGTTGATTCGGCCAGAACGATATAATACCAAAAAATCCATACTTATTATACCAAGAGGTACATCAGCTTCAAACAAGCTAAATTCTACACGATCTGGATTTATATCAAGCGCATAGTTATTAACCGTTGGGTCAGCCATGATTAAGCTATGCACCTGCTGCGAATAATCATCTGAACTATCATCTGGTGTAGTGGCTCGAACAATCACAGTAACTCTTACACGTAAAGTCCATTGCAACACCGTGGAAAATGCTTCAGATGGTTGGTCTGAAACAGGTTCTACAATAATTGCTGGCGCTTCTCCTCTAGCCAATGGCTCTACCCGGCTGCGGTAGCATGTAGCTCCAGCAATAGGATCAAGATTTGTTTTTATTCTTTTTAAAATTAACTCACGTCTTGTATCGGCCATTTTATACCTTACTTAATAATAATTCAGAAAAAAGGCCATCATCAATTGGGCGGTTTTCACGGACAGTATAAGAACTGCCGTCAACCGTAATACTTACACCACGGGCGGCGGCACTGACATCAGAAGTTTTTGCTAAAAGCATATACTCCCTAGACAGTGCCATACCACCAGCTATTACATCCATCGGAGAATCTAATACGCCAACAAAACTAGCACCAGCGCCAATTTGACAAGTAACGCCAAACTCGTTGGTGTTTAAAAAAGGCAGCGTATCAGATATTGCCATCAGGATTAGTTGCCGTATTTCTTGCTATAAAGCATTGAGACGGCATATATAAACGTAGGTGTACTTGTGCCACCTATTGTGCCAACAGCACGAACATAACGACGAATATCGTTAGTGTTGATTGTTAGCTTTTGCTGTGAAGCAGTGCTAGTTACTTGCGTAAAAGTAGCACCAGAAATATCAGCCCAGCTAGAGTTGTCAGCCGAATCTTGGAGTTTTACGTCCATTGTTGGGCTGGTGCCAGAACCTGCCTTGCAATCAAGAATTGCTACAGCTTCACCTTCGGCATCATTTGATCCTTGCAAATCAAAGCCAGTGCCTGACGCTGTAGCCGTGCGAGAGTCAGCCGGTAACAAGCTGGCTAGGTAAGTTTTGCTTCCTAGATTGTGAATCATTGGGTTTTCTCCGTTTTGGGATGGATGGAATAGGGTCAGTGCTAATAATAACTTCCTGGGCTAAAGGAGCAGCAATGGCTTTCTTTATGCCAATCAAGAGCAAAGCTGATTTTTGATTGGTTTCAACAAAATCACCAATATTTACCTGTTGTAGGTCAACAATGGTGTTTCGCAACATTTGAATACGCATTGCTACTCCTCAGCTATCAAGACATTTTGCAAATAGATTCAGGATGACGGATGGCTACGTCATAATCCTGCATAGCAACAACACGAACCGTGCCGGAAGCTGAGCCTGTGTAAGGATCAACCATAATGTCCAGCCCACTCCAGAAGCCCATCAAGATGTCGCTAAAGTTAGCGAATACTGCTGTGCTATTTGGCATTGAGTTGGATATATAAGCTGGATAACCATTAATAGTGTTATCAGCTTCATAAACAAAGACACCATTAGTGCCTTCAGCTTTTTCGGTAGTCTTCAAAGTACCGCGTAAGGCGGAGTTCATTAAATAACCAAGGCTGCCAAGCAATGCATTGTCGGTGCTGAGTGACGCCTCAGCATTTACAAAGTCAGAGAATGCTGCAACACCAGATTCAGTGTTGATGCCAGTTACGTTCAAAATCCCCAAGGGATATGAGGCAGTGCCGGTGCCATTGATGGCTTGGTTTTCTACTTCAATAGCAATGCTTTGAGCTAGATCACGGCGGATCAAGTTCTCAATATCAATGCTGGATTGCAGTAATAGGCGACGTGAATAATCGGTAAGAGCACCAATTGTACGTGGCTGCATCGTTACCTGATCAACTGTAAGGGCTGATTCGGTAATGTTGCTGGATTCGGCAACGTGATAAACAGTTGCTCCACCGCTTTGACGTGGAAGTGCAACCATGCCTTGTAGGCCAGTCATAATTGTTGCACCTGCGCTTTGCAAAACTAAAGCTTTACGAAGCAAATCAATAAAGCTCTCGCTCATTAATTCAGTTGCAACTAAATCGCCGCCTGCTGATGCGCTGCCAACTGTCAGATCACGGCGACCGTAACCAAGAACATCAGCAGGAATCAACATACCGCGAGCTTCTTTGCCGGATTGCTTTTGTGCAGCACGGCTAACTTCAATTTCAAAAGCAGCAGCTTTTTGTGCTTCGATGCTATTGGGGTGAGCCATAGCATTGATAGCGCGAATAAAAGAGAAATTGCGCTTCTCTTTTTCGTTTAAACCAATCTCTGCATCAGCAGTATTTAATGGTTTTTCTTGAACGCCCATTTTTTCTAAAAGGGCAGAACGAAGCTCTTCTAAGCTGCGAGAATTAGCAATAAATTCCGAAGCCATCTCAATGTTCTTGGTGCGTTGGCCAAGAGCAATCATCTCAGCAGCTTCCTTTGCTTTGGCCTGAGTGGCCTCAGCGCGGACAGCCTCTAGGTTGAGGGTTTGATCCACAGTTGTAACTCCATTAGGTTGATTTTGAACGGCTGAGGCCGTTTTTGTTACCTCTTTATGATAGAAGGCACGGCCCAAGCCAACTGAAAAGTCAGCAGGAACCGTTACTAGACTAACTTCGAGAGGTTCAAATTTAGTAGCACGATAAGTAACCGGTGTGGTTGACTCATCGGTTTCCATCTCATTAATTTTATACCCAAAACTTACATTACGTATAATTCCGTCTTTAATAAGGTCTTGCATCTCACGTCCCAAGGCATTATTGGCAAGTTTAACCTTGGCATAAGCTCTTTTATTTTTTATAAATGCCTTTTGTACAACACCAATGATTCGATCTGCATCATGCTGATATAGCAATGGTGCACCATTGTTAAGGCGCGACAAATCCATAGATTTTTCGTCCATAGTCAACACTTCCATGCCGTAGTAACGTTCAATTGGCGTTTCGCTGGCAAATGGAAATTCAAGTGTACGGTCATCTTCGCTATCTACTTTAAAATCTGTATTAGCAGAACGCTTAATAATATGACCATCAAAAAATCTTAATGCTGCAATTTTTGTCAGTGTTGAGAATTTATGGCCTACCAACCGGTCAGTTTCTGCATAACCATCTTCAATCTTACGATAGATACGAATTAAAGCCGCAGGGTCTTCTTCTGTTGCTTCAATGCTAAAAGAAGAATCAGGGATCTCTAAAGTGCCTTCACGCAAAATGCGTATAATTTTGCCGCGAGCACTACCACCGCTACTACCCCATTCAACAAAATCACCAACTTTTAATGAGCCAGGCTCTGCGCGGTGTTGTGTTTCTCGATTTGTGTCATCCATTAAACGATCCTGTGCGTTTTTGATAGCGGTTGATTTCATGTTGCTCCATGATTGGCCGGAGTCACCTCCCCATGCCGCCCATGCTACCCTGCCCGGCGATGGATAACCATTAGTCCCAGGTTTGAATCCTTCCCCTTGTTTGTCAACTTCATGTCTAGCGAACCATGCATTCATTTCTATAACTACATTAGGGCTTAGTTCATCGCCAGATAAAATCTGACTTGCTCTTGCAGCGGCCACCTCTGTTCCTCCAGGTTGCCCTTCCGCTTTCCAATCCCGATATCGTTGAGCTTCTATTCTCATACCCTCGGTAGGAGTTAAATCAATTGTTTTTTCACCAATTTTTGCCATCAACCTTCCCCTTCCTGAAGTTCTTCGTCTTGTTTTTCAGGGTCTTCAATTAATGGTGAAGGTGTTGGTTGCGATGTGCCATTGCTAGATACTTGCGATGGATCAGTATCAAGCACAATCCCCAATTCATCAGCTATGGCCAATTCATGCTGACGTTGACGCATTTGATCCTCAAAATCACCTCCATGTAATGCTATCACTTGAGATAGTGTCATAATACCACTGCGAATCAGATCCTTATATGCTGCAGCTTCTTTTTGTGGATCAACAAATTGAGCAGCAGGCGCTATCCATTTATTAGAGTAATAACGTTCAGGGTTGGTATCAAATCCAGGCAGTTCCAATACACCAGACATTACAGCCATATCCATCCATTTTTCATAAACCATTTCGCATAGAGATTCAATTAAATATTGCTGCAATGCCTTATAATGCGCTCTAGTCTCAAGCAACTCAAGGCGAGACGAGCTGTAATTGCTTTGCGAAAAATCGCTAGATACCTGTGTATATGAACATCCAATACCTGCTGCTACAGCACGAAGCATCTGTTGTACAAATGGCGTAAAAGAATCATCTGGTCGGTTAGGTGTGAAAAATTGCATCTCCTCTCCTGGAGCTAAGCGGCGAATACTGCCTGGAGAAAAATCAAGCACTGATTCATTTTCATAAGTACCATCCTCAAATAATTCTTGATCTGGCGTTTTAACAAAGCCCATCATGCTACTACTGGCTCTTGCAGCCACAATTTCTGATTCTTCATATCCACTCAAATTACGCAATCTTACAATCGCTGTGGCGAATGCACTAATGCCTCTTGTTTGCCCAGGACGTTCAATTAAATACAAATGCAATATGTCTTCAGCTGGGATGCGTACTCGCCTCTTAGCCGCTTTTTGCGCATAGCTAAATAAGTAATCGCCAGGATGATAATCAAAAAAATGATAGGCAACTGGTCTACCCCATTTATCTATCTCAACTCCCATCCGCACTTCATTACCATTCTTTTCAATACCGCTGTAATCATCATCGAGTAAATCTGATTCAATTATTTCAAGCCCTAATGGCACCTTGCTGCCACCAAATGGTTGTTTCACTAATCTAATAAATACTTCTCCAGATTCCAGCATAGATGTGATTGATAATTTTTGAATGTCATACCAACTTAATTTACCAGCAGTATTACATTTTTTTGCGCAGATCCAATATTCCCACTCTTGTTCAATTTTGCTATTTATATCTTCAGCTAAACGACCGCCACGTTGCATTCGCACTTGCGCTTGCATCTTAATACCAGTGCCAACCACGTTATTACGAACAGCACGTAAAGCTGATTTAGCAAAATCAGAATCACGCACCAATTGCCTAGCGCGATTGCGAACAACCCTAATTCCACCGCGAATTTCACTGTCAGCAGATGTTGCTTGGCTGATCCAATCTGATGTCAATCTATTATTTTGTGCTGCAGCATAAGCACGCTTTAAAAGCGCATTCTTTTTACGTGCTTCTTGTAATTGATTTTTTAAAGCATTTGTTCTGCCAAATCCTAAAAATGCCATTACAC